TTAGCGCCGCGCGCCGAGCGCGGTCGCGCGGGCCAGGGCCCCTGCGATCTGCGCCTGGGAGCGGACAAAGGCCTGGGGGTCGCTCGCCCCAGAAAGGTTCAGGGTGATGGTCGTCGCCCCGGCCGTCGCCGGCTCGATCTGGCCGGCGGCAGAGGGGCGGAAGAGCTCGGGCCCGCGCTCGCCTACGAGATAGGCGCTTCCGGCCGCCACCGCCCCGCCGTCCGCCCGCGCCCCGCCGAACACGCTGGAGAGGACGCTCCCCAGCGCCGAGCCGAGCGCTGAGCCCAGGCCCCCCGCGGCGCTGGAGACGCTGGCCATCGATCCCCCCGCCACAGTCTCGGTCGCCGCCACCCCGGCCTTGGCCAGATCGCCCAGACTGAGCTTGCCGGTGGCGGCGGCGCTGGCCATGGAGCGGGCGAGGCTGGCGCCGGCCTTGGAAAAGGCCTGGTCGATGGCCGTGGCGGCGTCGTCGGCGGGGGATTTCAGCCCCGCCAGGGCCTCCGCCGCCTCGGCGACGGCTTGCGGCAGGCCTGAGAGGCCGCTCGCGCTCGGGGATTTGGGGGCGGAGACGGTGTGGGATGTGGTCATGGGGTGGCGCTCCTGTTCCCCTCGCCCTCCCACACGCCTGCGGCGTGCGGGCCCCGCCCTCTCCCCGCAGGGGCGAGGGGTTTGGCGCAGTCATCCCTCTCCCCTCCGGGGAGAGGAGGGGCCCACGCGTCAGTGCGGGCGGTGAGGGGATCGGGTGCACAAGGCCGCCCATCCGGCCACGCCGCCATCAGGGCGTTCAGCGCCCTTCGCCCCATCGCGTCCGACGGCGGCGGCGCGGTGATCGCCCGCCACTCCGCCACCGACAGCCGCCAGAAGGCGTCCGGCGGCACATGCAGCCGGGCGGCGAGGCGCAGCAGGGCGGGCCAGTCGCTCACGCCGCCCCCGCCGCCGCAAACGCCCGCGCCACCGCCTCGGCGGCGGTGCGAAAATCCACCGCCAGGGTCGGCAGGGCGGCGGCGGCCTCGCCCTCCCCGCCCCCGCGCAGCAGGGCCGCCAGCACGGCCATGAGGTCCCCGGGCGAAAGCGCCCGCAGCCGCGCCGACAAAGCCTCCCAGCCCGTCACGCCGAACGCGGTCTCCAGCTCGGCCAGGGCGCCCAGCGTCAGGCACAGGCGCCGCTCCGCCCCCGCCAGCACCGCCATCACCTCGCCCCGCGCGCCGTTGGCGGCGCCCATCGGCGCGCGGCTCACGCCGTGGCCGCCGTAAAGCTGAGCGCCCCGGCGGAGGCGAGCGAGATGGAAAAGGTCGCCTCCCCCTCGTGCTGGCCGGCGTATTCCAGGGCGGCGATCTGGAAGGCGCCCGCCACCACGCCGAAAGCCGGGATCACCAGCTGCCAGTCGGGCGTCGTGGCGGCGAAGAAGGCCGCCTGCATCATCGCGTCGGTGGTCGCGTCGCGAAACACGCCCGAGCCGGACACGGCCATGGACTTGATCCCGGCGCCGGCGAGCAATTCCCGCCATTGGCCGACGCTGTCGCTGTCGGTGGCGTCCACGGTCTTGGCGTTGAACGACAGGGTGCGGGTGCGGATGCCCGCCACAGTGGTGAAGGTTTCGGGCGATCCGCCGTCGCCGATCTGGATCAAGATATCCTTGCCTTTTTGCGCGGCCATGCGGTGTCTCCCGATATGTGTGAGGTGTTCGCGTCACGGTGACGCAGGGGGATTGGGGTCGCCCCTGATTTTGTTCAGTATTGGCGTGGCGCCGGCGCCGTTCAGACCTGATTAGCCATGCCCGTTTCACAACCCTAAAGGGCTGACAGGCAGATTTCCCTGGCCAGACAAGGATGTCTTCGAGCCGAAAGATCGCGCCATGCCTAATCGTCCCTCGCTGCACAACTCCATCATGCTGTTCGCCGCCATCGGCCTGATGCCGCCCCACCAGCGCGAGGCCGAGCCGGAACCGATGGTGCAAAAGTACGCGGGGCTTTTGGCCGCGACGGCGCTGCGCAAACACCGCTAGGGGCGCGAGGCGCGGCGGATGCGTCTGCTGCTGCTGAAACCGCCGTTCCAAGAGCCCTCAAGGCCCATGATGGAATGATGCGGCGATGGCCTTTTGGGCCGTCAGCCGGCGAGCCAGCCGCCCTAGCCCGATCCGTCTCCCGCCTGGGTCACCGCGCGAAAGCGCAGGATGGCGAAGGTCAGCCGCCAGTCGGCGGCGCGAAACACGTCGCCATAGACGCAGCGCAGGTTCACCAGCACATTGTCGGTCAGGATCAGGGCGGCGTCGTCCAGGCTGGCCCGCACCGCCGCGCCGATGGCTTTCGCCTCCTCCATGCCGCCAAAACGCGAAATGCCGGTGAGGGTGAAAACGTGCTCGATCCCCTCGGCGTCGAGGCCGCCCCAGGGGCGGGTGGTCACCTGTCCCAGCGTCACCATCGGATAGAGGGCCTGGTCCGGCGGCTGATCGTAGACGCGCGGCCCGCCGAGCAAGGCCGTCAGCACCGGATCAGCGCACAGGTGGTCGAGCACGCCGCCTTGCAGCGCGCGGTCGGGGTCCAGGGTCATGGGGCTCGCCTTGGCGCTGCCAAAAAGGGTGTCATCCCGGCCGCAGCGCAGCGGAGAGCCGGGACCCAGAACTTTGGGGTGCGATGCTGGGTCCCGGATAAGGGCTGCGCCCTTTCCGGGATGACAGGGATTACGCCGTCCGATCCAGCACGAGGGTCATCCGTCCGGGCGTGATCCGCTGCACCGCCAGCACCCGCCAGGGGTTGGGGTCGGCGCCGGCGAGCAGCTGCTGCCCCGCCGCCGCGCCGGGATCGTCGCGGGCGGCGGCGGTGGCGGTTTCGATGCGGACCGGGCGCTGGCCCTCCAGCTGGTCATAGCGCGCGCCGCCCAGGGCAAGGTCGATCCACAGGCTCAGGGCCGGGGTCCAGACGGTGGTCACGCCGCCCAGCGCCGTCGGCGTCTCGCTCGGCGCCTGCAGCACCGCGGGGGTGGAATAGGTCATCGCCCCACGCTCACAGCCGCACCCGGCGGAACGGGGCGATCCATGGCTCGACCAGGGCGATCGGCGCATCGCTCCTGTGCTCGAAGCCGTCGGCGACGAGCGTCAGGATGGCTTGGCGGAGCGGCCCGGGAACGTCGGTCTCGCCCGCGCCATAGCCGGCGATGTAGTCGATGCTCACCCCGCCGGTGGGAACGCTCGGCGCCGGCCAGGCCACGTCCCACGGCGTGATCCGCCGCCCGCCGACCTCGGCCGCATAGCTGGCCGGGGGGATCGGCTGCAAGGCGCCCGTGCTGTCGGCGACGGCCAGGGCCGTGACGCTGATTAGAGGTCCCCGCCGCACGCGGATGGGGCCGGAGAAGAGCTGGGCGAAGGGGTCGGTGAGCGGCACGGCGGGGGCGTCCGCCAGGGGCCAGGCGTCGTGGAGTTCGGAAAAGCCCGTGGCGATCAGGGCGATCCCCAGCTCCGCCTCGATGCGCTGCCGCGCGGCGGTGATCAGGGCGCCGATCAGGGCGTCTTCCTGATCATAGGTGACGCGCAGCTGGGCTTTCGCCTCGGCCACGCTGACGGGTTCGATGGCGGGGGGCGTGGTGATGGTGAGGGTCATGGGTCGCTCGTCTGCGGGCCGCCAAACCCTGTCATCCCGGAAAGCCCGCAGGGCTTATCCGGGACCCAGGAACGGTGGAGGCTGGGCTGCTGGGTCCCGGATCGGCTACGCCGTCCGGGATGACAGGGTTGGGAGGATCGTCAGCTCGCCGCGAACTTCAACAGCTTGATGGCGTTGAAGTTCTGCACCCCGCCGCCGACCCGCTTGGTGGTGTAGAAGAGCACGTAGGGCTTGGCCGAATAGGGGTCGCGCAGCACCCGCACCCCGGCCCGATCGACGATCAGATAGCCCTTGCCGAAATCCCCGAACGCAATGGCGCAGCCGCCCCCCGCCACGTCCGGCATGGTCTCAAGCTCGGTCAGGGGATAGCCCAAGAGCGACGACGGTTGCCCCGGCGCCAGGCCCGGCGACCAGACGTAATCCCCCTCCCCGTCCTTGAACTTGCGCACCATGGCGGTGGTGCGCCGGTTCATCACAAAGCGGCCGCGGGCGCGAAACTGGGCCAGGGGCGTGTAGACGAGATCGATCAGGCAATCGACGGGATTGTCGGCCGCAAACGCCCCCACAGCGCCCGTCGGCAGATAGCCGAGCTGGCCCCAGGGCGCGCCGGCGCTGTCGAGCGCGGACGGATAGGTGAGGAACCCCATCGGCTGGCCCACGCCCGTGCCATTGACGAAGGCCTGGGTCTCTTGCGCCGCAAAGGCGTCTTCGCACTCGGACGCCAGCCATTGATCCAGGTTCACAAAGGCGTCGTCCAGCAAGGTCTGGGTGGCGGCGGGGCTGGCGTAGAGGTCCGCCGCCGGGAATTGCAGCAGCGTCAGCGTCCCCTCGTCGGTCTCGGGGCGGGCGGCGGTTTCGGCGGCCCAACCGGCGGTGACGCCGACGGTGGCCACGGGCTTTTGATAGACGCCGGCGCCGATGGTCTGCACCGTGGCGATCTCGCGCATGGGGCTGGCGTGGGTGAGCGCCAGGTCGATCACCCGCTCGGTCTCGGGCGGGGCGATGTAGCCGCCGGTGGCGCTCTCGGCCAGGCCCTTGGATTCCAGGCCGAGCGGATTGGCGCCCTTCAGGTACCCGTCCCACGCCGCCTTGGTCTCGTCGGGCGCTGTGGTGCGGGGATCGGCGGCCAGGCGCGGGCGGCGGGCGTCGGCGCCCAGCCGCTCCAGCCGCGATTGGGCGGCGGCCAGATCGGCGTCGATCCGCGCCACCTTGTCTTCCAGCAGCACGTCGGCGCGCTTGGCCTCGATGCGCTCCAGCCGCTCGTCATTGCCGGCCTTGAAGGCCTCAAACGCGGCCATCACCTCGTGCAGGGCCGCGCGGGTTTCCGCCGAGGGGGCGGCGTGTTTGGTTTCGGTCATGATCGTCCTTCTCTTTTCATGTCATCCCGGAAGGCGCGCTAGCGCCGATCCGGGACCCAGCACCGCTGCACAGCGCTGGGTCCCGGCTCTCCGCTTCGCTCCGGCCGGGATGACAGGAGCGGGTGGATTAAGCGGCGCGTTGGCCGCTGCGCTGGATCAGCCGCGCGCCCGCCAGCATGGGGAAGGTGACGAGCGACACCTCCCAAAGCTCGACCTCGGTCAGCACCCGCAGGCGCCCCGACCCGTCGGGCCGGGATTTGGTCGTGCGAAAGCCGATCGACAGGCCGTCCAGCACGCCGGCGCGGATCAGGCTCTGCACCAGCCGGGCGGCGGGGGTGAAGTCGAACACCCGGCCGGCCACATAGAGGCCCTGGTCGTCCTCGGCCGCGTGGTCCCAGGCGCCGATCAGGCTGGAGGCGTCGTGCTGGTGCAGCATCCGCACCCGCTTGGGGCCGGAGGCGGCGAGGGATTTTTGGAAAGCGCCCTTGGCCACCACGTCGTTGTTCAGGTCGCGCCGCCAAAAGAGAGAGGCGTAGCCGGCGATGGGGAGGTCAGCCATGGGGCGCGCCCATCCCTGTCATCCCGGAAAGCGCGCAGCGCTTATCCGGGACCCAGAACCGCGCCCACAGCGGTGGGTCCCGGCTCTCCGCTGCGCTGCGGCCGGGATGACAGTTGGGGTGAAACGCGCGCCCCCTCACCGCGCCCCCCCGTCGAGCTTGGCCTCGATCCGCGCCAGGGACGCGCCGGTGGCTTCCGCTTCCGCCTCCAGCCGAGCCAGCCGTTCGGCCACGCCCTGCTGCTTGTCGAGCCGCGCCTCCACCTCGGTGACCCGCTGGGCCTCGCCGCCGGCCCACAGGAGCGCGCCGCCGGTCTGCACCACCACGGTGACGATCAGGGCGATGGGGATCTTCAGGTCAAACTTCAGCCCCCGCTGAGCCAGATCAGTCATCAGACACCTCCGAAAGATCATCCCCCAGTCCGGCCATGCGCCGCCGCTCGGCGTCGGTGAGGAAGCTCGCCGCCTGCAGCCGCGCCCAGAGGGCGTCGCGCTCGGCCGAGAGGGCGGGGACGAGATCCAGGTCCGGCCGCAGCACGGCGCCCGGGAACTTGGGGGCCAGCCAGGCGGTGATCGCCCGCGCCGACCGCTCCACCAGAGGCACGATGGTGCCGCGCCAGAAGGCGGAATTGGCCTCCTTGTAATTGGCGTAGGTGTTGTCGCCGGGCACGCCCAGAAGCTGGGGCGGCACGCCGAAGGCCAGGGCGATCTCGCGGGCGGCGGCGTGCTTGCCGTTGATGAAGTCCATCTCCGCGGGCGTCAGCGCCATGGGCTTCCAGTCGAGCCCGCCTTCCAGGAGGAGCGGGCGGCCCGCCGCCAGGGCCCCCGAATAGGTGTCCGATAGCTCGGCGCGCAGCCGCTCGAACTGCTCGTCCGACAGGTGATCTGACGTGTCTTTATTCGAGTAGACCAGGGCGCCCGAGGGCCGGGCGGCGTTGTCCAGAAGCGCCTTGTTCCAGGCCGAGGCGGCGTTGTGGATGTCGATCGCCGTGGCGGCGGCGGCGAGCGGCGAGAGGCCATAGTAGTCGTCCGTCGGGTTATAGAGCTTGATGTGCAGCACCGGCAGGAAGCCCGCCCCGTCGCGGCTGAGCCGCACCGCCCGCCCGCCCGCCTGATAGAGATAGGCGTCGGGCCAGCCGTCGGGGCCGGGCACGGCCTGCATTCGATCCGGTCGCAGAGCATAAAGCTCCGTAGGCGGAGCATTCGGGTCGCCCGCCGCCTCAAGGTAGCCGTCGCCGGCGGTTTGAAGGGCGCTGAAGAAGGCCTCCATCAGGTCCGGCGCGCTCTGTTCGGGATTGGGGCGGTCGATCAGGGTCTGCAGGGGGTGGTCGGGCGCGCGGGCGCCGTCCGCGAACACCACGAGCGGCACGCTGGCGGCGGCCTCGGCGATCATGCGGATAGAGCGATAGACCACCGGATTCTTGGCCACCCCTTCGCGGGAGAGGGCCTGGTAGTCGCGCGGCGTCCACTGCGGGCGGCCGCCGGAGGCGAGCGCGATCAGGCGGCGGGTGGCGCTGGACTTGGCCTCGGGAGGCGCGTCCAGCACCAGGGGGCCGCGCGCGGCGGGGCGAGCGTGGGGCATGAAAACCTTCCATTCCCTGTCATCCCGGACGGCGAAGCCGATCCGGGACCCAGGACTGTGGGTGGGAGCTGGGTCCCGGATAAGCGCTGCGCGCTTTCCGGGATGACAGGGAGGGTGAAAGTCGAAGCGCTAAAACAGCTCGGGATAGAGGTCGCGCCAGTCGGGGTTGGCCGCTTCGATCAGGGCCAGCTTCCAGGCGCGCCGCCAGCGCTTGATGCGCTTTTCGCGGGCGATGGCGTATTGGATGCTGTCGGTGGTCTCGTACCAGACCAGGGTCTTCACCCCGTATTTCGTCGTAAATCCGGGGGTGAGGTCCTGTTGGTGTTCAGAGACCCGGCGGACCAGATCATTTGTGACGCCGGTGTAGAGGGTTCCGTTGCGCCGGCTGGCGAGAATGTAGACGCAGTAGGAGCCGGACACCTTTTCCTCCCCTGTCAT